ATGCAAAGTAATCTGCACCAAATCTGCACCAATAAAATGAAAATACCCAAACCCATCCAGCGAGGATCCAGCTGGCGCATCATTGTCACTTTCGACAAGCAAAGATATTCAGCCACCCGAGACACAGCGAAGGAATGTGAACAGTGGGCCTATAATAAATTGCTTGAACTTCGATCTGGTAAAAAGGCAATAGAACAAGGTGAAAAGCCGAATTATCCATTTAGGGAACTTTGTGCTAGATACTATCAAGAGCATGGTCGTCACATGCGATCTGCACGGACTATCAATTTTAAAATTAAAAACCTTGACCGGATTGCACCAAATTTAGCTGACAAGTCTATTTATGATTTCAAGCCTGCTGACATTGCAGAATGGCGAAATAACCGTAAAAAAGAAGTGAAGATAGCAACACTCAGGAATGAACACGCCATTTATTCAGCCGTGTTTACCTATGCCATGAAAGAACTGTTTTTGATTGATTCTAACGTCTGGCATGCGGTCACCATGCCGAGCAAGGAAAAATCCAGAAGCCAGCGTATTACAGAAGAAGATCAAGAATTGTTGCTAAAGGCGTTAAGTTGGGATGGATCCACAACACCAGAAACATCACGCCACTATGTAGCATGGGCATTTCGATTTGCTCTGGAGACCGCCATGCGTCAGGGTGAAATACTGGCAATGCGTAGGAAGGATATTAAAGAAGGCTTTGTGCATTTACCGATGACAAAAAATGGTGAATCCAGAAACGTGCCTTTATCTGGTGAAGCCAAAAGACTGCTTTCTTTATTACCTAAAGGAACAGATAAACTTCTGCCCATTGATAAACAGATATGTTGTGCTACATGGATGAGAGCAAAAAAAAGAGCAGGGCTTACACATATTAACTTCCATGATTCACGACATGAAGCCATCACTAGAATGGTGAAGGTGAGAAAATTACCGGTTGAAGTGCTAGCCAAAATTACAGGCCACAAAACTATCTCAATGCTGGTGAATACTTATTACAATCCAGATGCTCAGGATTTGGTAGAGATGTTTAACGACAGTGAGAGCTAATTAGCTCTCGGTCTGCCTACTTTAACTTTGGTTGTCAGCAGGTCATGGGCCAACTTTGGATTGTATAGCGCCTTGCCTTGTGTGCCTTGATTAATCGAAACTAATTTTTCTCGAATCGTGGTCACTGACAGATTGTATTTTTGAGCCAGATAAGAAGCTGAAACCAGTTCGACTTCAACCTCTTTAAGCTCCTTCACCGTTGCACCCCCGATAGTCTGACCCAGCATAATTTGAGGCGGTCTTTCGGCTTCAACGGTGATGGTGTATCGAGCCATTAAGTTACCTCTTTTAAACTTTGTTGTACTGATTCCGGTAAACCAAACACATCCTTAAAAGCCTGATCAAAACCACCGTCAGCAATAAAGCTATCAATAACGTTTTCTTCTTGACCTTCGGATACATCAATGTTTTCTTGAATTTCAGTCACTGTTTTTCTCCTGCAGTTTTAAATATTCAAATTTCGCATCAGCCCAATTTTTTGCATCGTATGGGCTTAAACCTTTTTCTTCACACCATTTGGTGCACCAGAGAAATTGAGCATCGTCATATGGGGTGGGCTTAACTACTTGATTAGTACCATCCATCACGCCACCTTCATAATCTGATTAGCCACAATCTTTGCTAAGTTTTCGCTGGTTTCATTCGAAACATTCGGGCAGCGCAGATGCATTTCATATTCATCAAATAGCACCTGACATGCTGCATTACCTGTTAAATCATTCTTTAAAAACACATAGCTCAGTGATTTGCGTGTACCTTTGCCTGAGAAAGTAGAGCTACCATCTGCTAGTTCTTTCTTCGTGTAACCCAGCTTTTCCAGCCAAAGTTTGAAACCGACTTCATGTTTCTTTTTAATTTTGAAAATCATCTCAATCCCCAACATTTTTTGATTCTGGAGCCGTGCTGAATTTGCACGACTCGGGTTTTAGAGGAATATTGATAGATCATGAAGCTTCACCAGTTTCACTAGCTTGGATCAAAATCTCTTTGCGCTGTGCATATATGCCGAGTAATTCTTGATGATCAGCGGGAAGTAATTTAGCCGCAGGAATTGCTGGTGCTAATCGCTCCAAAGCTTCTACTGAATTCATGTCATAGATCCGATTGATCAGTACCTGTTTCTTTTTGGTATAAAGCATATCGATTGGATAGCTTGATTTTCCATTGCCTGACATCGCATCCTTGCAAATAGCTTGTTGAACGTCTTTAGTGGCTTGATGTTCGATTTCTTCAATTATGTTTAGTTGATCGGGTTCAACTAGTTCTTTGATGACTGACTCAGGTTCAACCTTAGGCGTGTATTGCTCAGGATTCAGTTCAAGCAATTTATCTTCAGTCTGCTTGCACAAATGCTGTTGATCTTTTTGATCTAAGTATCCATTAGCCAGAAATACGTGGCGGAATGAAAGAACGTCATCAACCTTAGTAAACTGGTCAATTTGCGCTGTAAACTTTTCAACCAGCTTTACCGGGTCAGTTTCAACCGAATCTTCTTCAGTTTCTGTAGGTGCTTCAGTATTAACAGTGGCTTCTTGCTCTATGGCTTCAACAGATTGAACTACTTCTAGCTCAGGCCGTTTCTCAATATTTGGTGCAGCATTATCTGGACCAGTTGGAATACCAGGCTGTTCAGTATCTTCCTTGGCTTTTCGACTACGACGTTTCTTTTCAGGCTTGTAATGACTTTCTATCGTCAAAGGGTAAGCAATAGTTCGCCCAAGAAGTTTACCAATTGCTTGTAGCTGTAATTCAGCATTCTCCTGATCCATCTGGGCAAAACCATTTTTTATACATTCAACATACTTTCCAGATAGTGAAGTGAATTGAGTATGTGCAATGTGATTGGGATAAACCAAGAAAATTTCCTGACCTTCCACCACGTCATCAAGAGTCAAAGGCTTAGCAAATGTAATGCCAGCCAGCTCCATGGTCTCAACCTTGATGCAGAACTCATAGCCTGGCATAGCGAAAATAGTGGCAGGGAATTGAGATAGATCATCAAAATCCATTGATTCACCAACAGTGCGGCATATGATATTTCGGCCAGCCATCATTGCTTCAAAAGCTTCTTTGCTATTTAAAATCTTCATGCTGACCATCCTTCCATATCTGATTTCGCCTGACAGGCATTTAAAATTTGTTGTTCGTACTTTGTGCCTTTGAAGTAATCCGCAGGCCGATTTAGATCATTAACGTGACTAGCATTCTGGATATCCTTCAATGCAGCTTGATAATCATTTTCTAGACGTGCTTCATTTTCAGCATGTAATTGCTGTTCATTAGCCTGTTGTGCTTGTTGATTGCGTTGAATGATGGAATGAATACCGGCGCATGTTTCATCAAACTTCTGCTGTTGAACATCATGAAGACTGTTTAATCCTCGCTTAGCACAGTACTTTTCAATATCAATTCCAGCTTGTTGCATAAGTGCTTCAAGTTCTAAGAACTGATTGCCGTTGATGCATGCGTTAGCAGATCCAGAGTTCAACCACTGTTTAAGCAATACTCCAGCTTGTTCAGAAAGAAGCATGGGTTCATTGAAAATTCGGGTACGGTCTTTTGTTCTAACTGCATAGTTGTCGTGAGTTAGATCTAGAACAGTGGTGAACTCATATTCAATACCGTCACGCTGTTCAGCTTTCATTCCAACCTTTTCAACTTTCTTTTTACCGTTACCTGCATCAACCTGAACGGTATCCATCTTACTGCGCATGGTCACAATAATATTGATGCTGGATTGAAGCATTGCATCGATAAACTTGCGGTGTCTTGGGGTAACTTGGCTCCATGCACCCCAGCTATTACCTTTGAAAGTTGTACTGGCGAGCTTGTCGACAATTTCCAAACAGCCACCAACACCGGACCACTCATGAGTAATACTGTCCAGAATTAAGGTGTCAAAACCAGCTTTCTCTGCAGCCTGGATAGCATCAATAAATTTTTCAGGAGTGTAGGGAGGTTGAATATTTGCATGTTCAAACTCAACAACATCTTCATATAGCTCAGCGCTACTGTTCTCGGTATCAGCGACAGCAATTTTTCCACCAATTCCCTTAGCCAAAAGAAGTGCGCCTAAGGTTTTACCTGAGCCAGTAGGGCCAGCCAGAGCGAGGCGTAATTTCGCGTTTTTACGTTCCGCTTTCTTAAAAAATACAGTTGACATTACACAGCTCCTGGATGACGATTTTTACGTTTAAAGTTCTTATAGTCCTCAGACCCAAAGAAGCCGGTACTTTCTAAAACTTGATGACGTTTATTTTTGCGCATGGCGACTCGCGCATTTTCCAAACCATCTAGAATCCACTGTGGAGCTGTAGACTTATCCATTTTCTTCAGAGAGCCGTCAGGTTGGATGGAGTAAATCAGCGTATTGCAGAAATAGTCAGCAATAGTTCCTGAGCTTTTGACACGTAAAGCGAAGTAGCTCACCCGGTTTTTACCAACCCTGTAAATCTCAAGTCCTTCAAACGTCTTGATGTATTCAGAGAAGTAACGATGAGTTGAGCCAAACTCTACTGGCATTGGAATGACAGGTAGTTCATCTGCTTTGAATTGCAGGAAACCAGTGTAAAGATCAGCAAAATTAACTTGTGCTTGGTCATTAAGCGGGGACCAATCATCAGAGCCATATTCACACCAGTAAACCAGCTGGCCATTCAAAAGTGCTTCAAAGATTTGGTCGGCAGATTTAAGAATCATGACTGCACCTCCACCAGACGGTGTTTCATGATATAACCAGCGATCATTGCGTTGATTTCGCGGTGATCCTGATAATCAGTGAAGTCGTTATATGGAGTCCCATTAGCATCAAATACCTTGATTTCACCAAGTTCTATAACTTCTACATTAGTGAACTCGGAACCTGGTACACCGTAGCCATCTGGATGTGCTGCAACTTCAAACGAAGTGATTTCCAAACGGAAGCCATCTAGATTAAGGGTTGCTTCACCGCGTACGTCGTCCAGCATTTTTAAAGACACAATGCCGTATTCAGATTGAATGTTTTGAGCTGGAGCTACTTGGCTAGTGCCAAAGTCAGCATGCCAACCAAACGCCAATGCGCTTACAGTTAAGGCAGTAGCAACAAGAGTCACCTTGAAACTATTGTGTGGAGTTAATTTTGTAATCATAATTTACTTACTCACTGAGAGAGAGTGGGTCACGCTCCAGGTTGTTAGCGCAACGCTGGAGCTTTTTGTTGTCTGTGAATGTAATTTAGTATTTACTAAATAAACTGTCAATAGTAATTACTAAATAAATTTAGTGAATATTAAGTTTTTACTAATTTTTATGCTTTAATAGGCAAAAGAAAACCCATCACAGGGATGGGTTGTTTGGAGTCATTAGAATGATTGGTATTACAAAAGAAGGTCAGTTAATAGAGGTAATGGATTCATCTCCACTAACTGGGGTGAAACTTATCGGTGTTTTAATTACTAATCCTAATGATTTAAGCGAAAACCATTTAAATATCGCTAATCACTTTTACCACAAAGATTCCCAACAACTTCATAAGTTAGTCCTAGAGGCTTTACGTATAAATCTGAATCACCACCATTTGTCGAGTGAGCAACCTTAACAACTTCATATAAAACCCCTTCGTCATTTTCATCTATTTCAATCCATTCACCTACGCGAGGATGGGTTTTGAATTGTCTAGCATAGAGTGATTTTGGTTTAGTTTCAGATATATCAATAACAATTAATTCAAGCATAAGTTCTCCACCCGCTCCAAGAGCCGCGTCGGGTTCGCGTTTTTTATTAATTAGTCTCAGGTGATTTGCTTAGGGCTTTATCCTGATACATTTTTTCATCTGCCTCTATGATAGCTGCTGATAGACCGTATGTGGGATTTCGCATTGCAAAACCAATTGCAGCACTAATGCCAGCTTTTGCAATAGCAGTTTGAATTCTGGTTGCAAGTTTATCCGCATTTTCTCGGTTGGTTTCAATACTGAGTACAGCAAACTCATCACCACCTAGACGAGCGACAATATCATTATTGCGTACAGTGTTTTTGAGGGTTAAAGCCATTTTTTGAATGAGTTCATCACCTGCAGCATGCCCCAAAGTATCATTGGTGATTTTGAGGTCATTAAGATCAATCATGAGAATAGCAACAGGGTGACCATATCGCTTACAGCGCTTTTCTTCTAATACAATTAACTGGTCCCAAGCACGACGGTTAAAAAGGCCAGTCATGGGATCGGACAATGCCTCCATTTCAAACCGTTCAGCTTTACGTATGTACTCAGCGGCTTTTAATTCAGCTTGAATATTATAGCTAAGCACTTGTGCTAGCAGCTCAAATAATGGAGCTTCCTCGACCAGATTTTTAGATTGAGGTTCAGGATCGATTGCACAGAGAGTGCCAAAAAGGGACCCATCTTCTTTATACAGAGGTTGGCCGATATAGGCTTTAATTGGGACTAAGTGATTTATAGGTGCGTCTACGTAAACTTGAACATCGGGCGAGTAAGGGGCAATGCGGGGCGCATTATTTTGTACCATGTGTGAGCAGAACGAATCTGCCCATCGAAATACTTGTCCTGGCTTAACGTTATAGCCATTATCTTCACTTAGTAACACGATCCAGTCATCACCTTCAGTACGGGTAATCATCCATAGCTTAAATCCAAATCGTTGAGATAAGAATTTTAAAATGGCTTGGCCAGCTTCTTCGAAATTCTTAAAGTTAATATTATTCATTAAGTTAGTCCGTATTTGTACTAAGAGAGATATGGAAAAACAATTTTTAGACTACAGCGTCATATATTATAATTTTAAACTGATTAGCTCACTAATTATTCAAAAACTTAATTCACTTTACTTAAATTTTCTAGAAATTCCATCGGTTAATAAATAGGAATATTACTTCATATAATAAAAAGACAACCCACCAATGGGGTGGGTTGTCCTAGAGCAATAATCTTATTTTTTGTATTCAGTAATACTGATAGGTTTGTCTTTCATAAACTCTACAATACCTTCACCAGCTTTGAAGTGAATTGAAACACCATCATTATTGGCTAAACGCACACCACTTCCTGAAATAGCTCGTTTAAGGTGATAGACCTTGCCAGAGTTATCAGTCATTAAAGCTGTTTCAAAATTATCCGAAGATTTCAATTCAACTGTAAGATCCATTGGGCCAGTAAAGTTAATTACCTGAGTTTCAGCTGGAGTATTGCTCACAACTTTTTCTTGAACCACTTCGTTTTTTGGATTTGAAGTACAGCCAGTAATTGCTAATCCTAACAATGCTGCACCTAACAAATATTTCATTAATATTTACCTTTCTATTTTTGAATCATAGGTATCTTTATACTAATTATTATAATGTAACATTTAAAGACAAGGTTACACTTACCTTACATAAAGAAAAACCCGCGGATAGCGGGTTAGTGATGCTTTACTTAGTTATTACAGACCTGGTCATGAGAGGTCTTAAGTCCAATATAAAGATTTAATATTTCAGAAGTAAGAAAGCTTTAGCACTGAATAGCATCTTTCTCTTTGTAGTGATCCAAAACCAAATCCATATCAGCCAAAAGTGCAACTTCAGAGTATTCACCGGGTGATAGCTTCAACAAGTTAGGTATATAGTTTTTTTCAAACTCGCAGGGGTAGTTTCTGCATAAAATTTTAATTCGCCCATCTTGTGTGGTGAACTCTGAGTCTAACTTTTCTATGTATTTACTAAATATTATCTGAGTTCTCAAGAGCTGCTGTGGAGAGGATTGGACCTATGTCTTCCCCAATTTTCTTCTCACAACCAGTGAAAGCCAAGGATAAGAGTAGGGCGGTTAAAGTTGTTATTTTCATAGTTTGATTTTATTGTTATTAGACTTTGAATTATATAAAAGAAAACCCACCGCAGGGGTGGGTATCAATTAAGCTATTGAGAGATCTAGTTGCTTATTAAGTATTTTTACAGGATTCACTTGGTCTGAATAAATCATAACCTCTGAACCTTTAGTTTTATAGTATGCACTATAATTCAATTCATAGTCTTCCTGATGATAACCTGCGTAAATTTCTTTGATTTCAGGGCAATTATCATAAGAAACTATCCATTTAGAATTGATCTTATCCAAAGCTTCTCGGATTCTTACATGATCATCATGAACATAAAAATTGCGGTAAAGACCTTGGCCTTTAACATAATAAGGAGGATCAAGATAAATCAATGAATCAGATGGTAACAACTCATCAACCTTCCCTATAAGTTCTAAAGCATCAAGATTATAAACTTTAATTCGATTACGATATTCCCCAATTTTTTCAATACGTTTAGTTAAATCTTTTTTGTTATAGCGTGCATCTAATTGATAATTCCCAGTCTGATTTTTCCCCCCGATGACACCTCCTTTTAGAATTCCTGATCGGTTAGTTCTATTTAAAAAGAAAGTAGCAAATCCATGAGAAATTTGACTATGATTTTCAGGAGTATCTAAAATTTCTTTTTGCTTGAACCACTCTTCAATAGTTACTGGAGTATCATGTAAAAGTTTTAAAAAGTATTCTGTATTTTCAGTCACTGAAATCCAAAAATTATAAACAGCTATATCTAAATCATTAATATGAATATTTTGACAGTAATCACTGTAAAGTAGATCTAAAGCAACACCAGCACCACCAGCATAAGGTTCAAGATAGTCTCCTTGAAGCGTGTTGGCTCGCATTAAATCTTTAACGAAGGGTGCAAATTTGGCTTTTCCACCAGGATAACGCAAGGGGGTTGAGAAGCGCATAAGGATTTAAGTAGCCTTTAGTTTAAGTGTGCAAGAACTTCAAAAAACTCTTTTTTGAATTTTTGAATAGAAGAATCGTTTTCGAAACACCATTTTTCAATAATTCCCATCTTATCAAAATGAAAAAGATTTTTGTTAAACCATTTTTTCATAATTTCGTTATTGGACATATCTGTCAGGTTTAAATCAAGAATATTTTGTTCAACATAATCAGATGAGTATTTACAGCTATCCCAAAAATCAGATTCTTGATGATAATTTATAAGTTTATTATTTAGGTAACTGTAAACAATATTTTCTGGATTCCTTAAATATGGAGCGGTGGAAGGAGTAAAAGACTTGTCTCCCGGTAAAGTGAGCATATTTTTTTGTGATTGTACAAATTCAAAATATGTCGATTTAGTAACGATATCATTATCTAAAATAATAATAACATTTGAAAAGTATTCATCTGCTTTATTTAGTTTTATTAAAACATCACAGCCAAGAGATGCTGACGTTAATTTTAAGGGACGTCCGAATTCAAGCAATTCATCTTTAAGATTTAAATAGGCCATTATTTTTTCAAAGAAAAAACAAGCTTCTTTATCTTCAAAGTAAACTTTAATGGGCTTAAGTTCTTGTATTTCCTCTATATTAAGTAACATATCATTTTTAATTTTTTCATATGTAGGAAATTGCATAGGTTTTGGCATACGAGTATCTTGTAAATAAATCACAGAGTCTTTAGGTTCTTCGAACTTACTCTGATCTTCTTGATCCTTCAGTACAGATTTAATTATGGTAAGAGAATGAGTTGTTGCCATAATCTGAAGCTTGAGATCTCTACCATGTTTTTTCAAAACTTGTATCAAGTTCATTTGAGCTTTAGGGTGAAGCCCTGACTCTATTTCATCAATGATTAGAACTCCGCCAATATAAGAATCTTTTAGCTTTCTTTTTAGTTTATTAAATGAAGCTAAAGCTGTAACTATAGCGCTAACTGAGTCTTGCCCTAAAGATATCGATAATGTATTAAATTCCATATTAGGGACTTTAGATCTCTTTTTACTTCCTTTGAAATCATGATCAACAATTTCAGGGGTAGGATTATTATTAATTCGAATAATTTTATTAAATGTTTCATGTATAAATTTTTTATCCTCATCATCCATGTTTTTGAGAATTCTTTTACTAATATCAGCGTCTTCAAATTCCCCAATTGGGGTCATACGGCTCATACCTAAATAAATAGTTGGTAGAGGTATCTTTCCATCACCCCCTCCAATACCAATTTCTTCACTTTGTGTACGATCTTCACTTCGAGGGATTAATCGGGGACGAATTGTTGAGGAGGTTGTATTTTTACTTATATTACATTTCTTTTTATGTATAGCGCAGAACTCTAACCCTTCATGATTAGTTGTTTCAATGTGATAAGTAAGAATTGCATGCCCTCGTTGTCCAGGAGGCAATATTTCAGAATCATCTAAATAAAAAAGTTCTTCAAATTTAGATTGATAAGTTTTTTCAAAATAGGATTTGTAATCTGCAGACTTAACACCGGAGCTATTTGCAATGATTCCAAGTATAGTTGATTTTCCAATAGCATTATGCCCAGCTATCAAGGTGATCCTATCTGTGATAGGTATACTAAAATTTTTAAGTTTTCTTATACCTAATTCATCAAAACAGACTCTTGATAACTTTATATACTTCACGATAACCCCGCCATAAAAATTCATTTAATTAGTAATTCTTAAATCTAAATTAAGTTGTTTTTTTAAATAACCCTATACAACCCAACAGCCTTACCCATTCAATAAAAGCCTTTTATTTTTAATTTTTTCTTAATCGTGGTTTTGCATGATAAACGTAGCGTACACAGTCCACAACCTGGCCAACAAATTGGCATTCTTCATCAAATTCAATAGTATTTGGCTTGAAGTCTGGATTTAATGCTTGAAGGTATCTCTTTCCATTTGTCTCAATAACCAATTTCTTAAAAGTAGCATCATCACCTCGACGAACTACAATGATGTCTCCAGATTGCATGTCTCCATAATAAACATCTGGATTCACAACAATGTAGTCACCCTCAATAAAATCTGGGAAATTACTTATCCCTTGAACTCTAAGAAAAAAGCAGTTTGAACATTCATCTTCTGGTAGTGGCAACCACTGTGAAACTTGACTCATATCAACTGCTGCGACATTGGTAAAATTACCAGCCTGTACCCAAGATAACACAGGAGCCATGCGCGCCTTAACTCGCGGAACATTGGCTAAAGTCTCTTCACCGAAAATATTTTTTGTCGGCTCTCTATCAAGCAGGCCCACTTCCCACCCGACCTTTCTCTCAAGATTGCGTGCGGCACGCTCACCAAAACTCCCATGACCTTTCACAAGCTGAGATATGTGACTTGGATTCAGGTCATAATGCTCACAAAAGGCAGCATCCGAAGAAAACCCCTCAGATTTTATTTTGGCATCAATAGCCTGGCGCAAATTAGCGCGTCTTAAAGAAATTATGTCCATTTCGGTATTTCACAGACTTTTTAGTAAAAAGTAAATTCGCAAACACTAAATCTTTATTGACTTGTTAAGTGATAAAAATTAGTATTTACTAAATTAAATTAGTAAGGGAGATTAAAATGTCTTCTTCCCAAACAGTCGAACTTAAAAGTTACCTCAGCCAATTAACCGCTAGTGAGCGAAAAGCATTTGCTAAACGCTGCCAAACATCGATTGGTTACTTAAATCAAATCATGTATGGCAATAGCAAATGTGGTGTCTCCTTAGCAATCAAGATTGATAAGGAGAGTAACGGTCAAGTGAGTTGTGATCTGTTGTGTCCTGATGTGGATTTTAACTACATCCGGAATCAAGCCTTATCGCTAATCGCTTAAACCAATTATCAACAACTTAGCATTTTTAATAAACGTGAAAGTAAACAAGGTGTTCACATGGATATATCCAAGGAAAGCAAAACCGCACTACATAAGATGATTCACCAATCAAATGGCATTACACCAAAGGAGTTGGCTGATGTAGTAGGCGTGTCTCACAACACGATTTTGAACTATGCCAATCCAAACATGGAAAACCATTTGCCGAGCCTAAAGGCATTTGAAGCAATGCTGACTTATACGCAAAACCCAGCTTCTTTAAAAGTATGGGCGCATAAATTGGGTTTTGCATTAGTTCCAGTGGATCAAGCGGAAGGAAAAGATCATCAACTAGGTGTTCTTGAATCACTGCTTGGCATGAATGTTGGTAATGGCGCAGCGAATAAACAGGTTTTATCTGCTCTGGAAGATGGTGTGGTGACACCTGCTGAAATGGATGAGACAGATCGCATCCTGGAAGGAATCGAACACAAAATTCAGTCTTTACGTAAAGCCATGAAAGGTGAGTGTGCAAAGTATTTATCAGCTCTACAAACAGAAAAAGCCTGATGTGCGAGGTCAGGCTTTTGGTAGTTCACAAGTCATGAAGGAAAAATGAACATGGAATTAAATTTAGCACAGTATCAATGCATTGACAAATGTAAGGTTCTTTCAGAACAACATGCTGAAAACACACTAATCCAGGAAATTGAAAAACGTGAGTTTGAACTAGGCTTGGCACCAGATGATGCATATGTGAAAGGAGTGGACTTCTTCCTAGCAGTTGATGGGCTCGTAGATGAGTTATACGGGGAGGATACTCACAATGAATAGTCTTTTCTCAAACCAGGCTGGGTACAGGGAGCAACAATACATTCAGTCATTTTATGAACCTGCACTCCGTATTGTGCATGAGCTCTATGAACAAAAGAAACTCAGCCTGCGTAAGAAAGGGTATGACGAAAACAATGCTGCTGTGACCAAGGTAGAACTTTCACAGCTTATGGCCAGACGCTTTCGAATCACCATCTATTACGCTAACCAGATTATTACAAGTCTGATCAAATCAAATTCGATTGAGAACTTTGGTGGATATGTAAAACCACTAAAGGATAGTAACACCAACCGGGACGGGAATTAATATGAGCTTAGATGCTACAAACTGGGCTTGGAGAGTGGAATTGAATGAGAAGAAAGGAGGCTGCCGTATGCCTCTGAAACGCCTCATTTTGCTCTCATTGGCCGATCGTGCCGGTGAAGACCATTGTTGCTACCCAAGTATGCAACGCCTTGAGAAGGATACCGGTCTTGAGCGTAAAACCGTACTGAAGATTATTGCTGAACTATTGGAAGACGAGTTGATTGCAGATACAGGTGAGCGCAAAGGTTCTACGAAACGTGTAAAAGTCTATCGACTAAATGGTGTAAATGGCCGGGAAACAATGCCAAAAACGGAACAATTACAGGAAAAAAATTTATCTGAAATTGTACCGGAAACGGAACAGTACCAAAAACGGAATGATTCCGTTAACGGGACTTTGAATAGTGCCAATAACGGGACTTTGAATAGTGCCGTTAACGGGACACAGAATCTCCCAATGAATCTCCCATTAGAATCTAAAAATAAAAAAACGTGGCTTTGCTTTAAAAAACTTCGTCAAGAGATTTTTCTGGCTGATCCCGATTTGGATTTTGAGATGCTCATGAATTCAACCTGGGCAGAACGAGAGAAACGAGCATTCGAAATCTACAACGCTGAAAAGAATCTCTGTGATGAGCTTATGAACTTTCATTTTGCAGACTGGTTGATCAATGCCTACCGAACCAAGTACTCAAATTCGAATGGCCATCAGAAATCAAACGCTCCTGCAGAACCAAAACACCTGACTGAAAAACAGATTCAAACCTTTGCCCAGAAACTTGCAAACCACCCAGAGTTTGCAGGTAAGTATGCTGAGCCAGGAGAATCCTATGAAAAACTTGCTGCTCGCATTGCAGTAAAACTTGAGAAACCTGAACAGGCCAAGAAATGGGAGAGCTACCTGAAGCAAGTTGGATTTAACGGTGTGCTAAGAGGAGACACAGCTTGACTGAAGCAGATCGAACCTACATGCATTTGATGATCTTTAAAATCATGTCATCCACCAAAGGACGAGTATCGGTCAAGCAGATCCATAAGGCGATTGAACCTAATATGGGAATTTCCATCCGGAGTTTGCAACGTTATTTGAATGGGCTGGTGACGTGGGGCTTGGTTGCCAAAGATGGGGAAACACCACAGGGATTCACATTAACGGAAACAGCCAAATTACTGTTTTTGGATTTGGCCAAGGGAATTGAGCATTGAGAGCTTATTCACTCGCTGAATACAAAAAAATGGTTAAAGCCACCAGACCGAAAGGGCGCTCCACACGCCCTAATGTCAAAGGCGAAAAAGTACCGAATGAGTTTGAAGCGAAGCTGGCTAGAGAATTAAAGACATTAAAAATTAAGTTTGAGCAGGAGTTTTATTTTCATCCTGATCGCAAGTGGAGAGCAGATTTTCACTTAATTGATAAAAAGATTCTTGTAGAGATTGAAGGCGGGATATGGAGCGGAGGAAGGCATACCAGAGGCAAGGGGTATATCGGGGACATGGAAAAATATAACGCCGCAACAATGATGGGTTTTCAAGTAATACGGTTTAGTACAGATCAAGTGAAGTCAGGTCACGCGATCCAGCAGTTAGAGAAGATGGTAGGGGAAATACGATGAATGCAGCAATTAAAGCGGAAATAATGGATTGGGGTAAGTTCACTATTGAAGATTGGCTTAAGCAGTATGGGGCATACATCCAGATTTCACGCATGAAGTCAGGACATGAGCCGGACTCACTTGGGGTAAATCAGATTTACTGGCTGATTCTTGAAAACAACAAAGGGGTGGCACCACGTAAGGATCAGGTCATTTGCCAGATTAATGATTTTGAAGCTGAGCAGGTGCGGAAGTTGATTGTAGATTTTAATAAGTCTAGTTCGGTTTGTGAGTCTGGTAAGCGTGCGGTTCAGTTATTTGTAGAGCGTAATGTACGTGGGCTATCAGATCGCAAGATGGAAGAAGAATTCAAATTGGGTCGAAACGTTCTGCGAAATATGATCTATGCAGGTAAGTTTTATCTAGCTGGGCACGATAAACGATTGAGAATCGAATAGTATTTGACTGGCATGCCAAGATATGGCATATTTCTGTTATAGTGATCGAAGTGTACGTTAAAGCACTAGATTGATTTAAAAGCTCGCCAAATGGTGGGCTTTTTTGACATTATTTATTCATAAAATTAAGTGATAATGTCTTTTTGTTTTTGAGCTCTAATTGAAATGGCGATTTTAACTGTTAAAAAACTAGAAGATACTCTCGGTAAATTAGTGGCTGAAGGTAAAAAGCCTGAAAAGATTTTATTAGGCTATAAAGCGTATGGCGAGCTAATGAATGATCGTAGCTTTTTTGAGGAAGTGGCTGGCTCGGCAATGGATCCAAACAAACGAAAATATAAAAATATTAAAATTAAGGTCACTCAAGACGAATACCAGTTTAACGTGAAATGTCAAAAATAGGTTTAAGCATCAAGGAAAGCTCGCCAAATGGTGGGCTTTTTTATTGCCCTGAGAAATATTAGTGTAATCATACCAAATTAAAATGCTTGATTAACCAGGAAGGAATCTTGCTTAGTTCGACAAAGTTAATGACATTATTTCAGCAATTAATATTATAAATTCATGTTTTATAAGTGAAAATAACTGACATTTCTTGCGACATGATTGCTTGATTGTCCAGGAGTAAAATTATGCTTAGATTACTGATGTGTTTATTCGGCTTCCACGGTGCGACTAAGGTTGACTACACAATTGATGATGAAGAAATCAAGGTGTGTCGTGATTGTTTGAAAGAAGTTAAATAACAATCACTCAAGCAAAGAGCTGTTTCATAAAGCTGTAATACTTAAGCAATATAGTTGCTCTGCAAAAGAAGAAAGACGTTGTAACGCAAGTCAAGCCCGTTTAATTGGAGAGAGTTAAGCGGGCTTTTTTATTTCAAAATCGCCGAACGTATTACGGCAAACAAAGCCCCTCGCATTCTAGATGTTGAGGGGTTTTTCTTTTCTTATTGGTGGTACCTATGACAGACAAAGTACAAGCTAAACAAGACTTAGAATTTTGTAGTGCTGAGCTGTCTAAATATCAGAATCTCAGTCGATCCGGATTAACGCTTAGTGAGTTGCATGCGATTGACGGCATCATGATTAAGCTGAAAGAGCGTATTAAGAATTTGCGTGTGGCGCTTTACTCTTAAGTTATAAAAATCCGCTTATATTTAGTATTATTCCCTTAATGAAAGGGGGATATATGAAAAATCAAAAATTTAAAGAAAAGATAAATAAAATTTGTAAATGGACATTGGTTTTCATGGGGGTTTATTTAATTGTTGGGGCATTTTTATTGAGGCTCGGAACAAACTTCGACCCAAATAAAGCTTATGATTTAATTAAAGATGCCCTAACTATTTCAGCATCTTTCCTTGCACCAGTAGCAGCGATTGTGCTTTTTAATGATTGGCGTGAAGAGCATAGAGTTAAATCACTATCATTAAGTTTAGACTTGATTAATAGTAAAGCTATTGAAATAGAGGAGTTAGTATTTGATTGTTTGGAATTCATTTTAAAAGATGAAAAAATAGATCACATTGAAATAATTTTTACAAAACCATTGAACCAATTAAGTTTACTTTATAGGGAAATAAGAACTGAAAAAAATATTGAAAAATTTTTATATTTAGTTAGTAGCTTACATACAGAAATTCGATATTTTAATAGGCTCTCAATCGAAATGAATGAGAATTTAGAGATAGTGAAAAAATTCGAAGAGTTAAATAAGACAAAGGATATTGATGATCAGATTTATCCAATTCCTCATAAAGATAAATATGAATCAAATCGTCAAGAGCTTATATTGCTCGCACCGAAGATAGAAAATTTAATTAATAATATGATTGATCAAACTAAAATTATAAAAGATGAATTGTAGTTAAGGGTCCTATCAAGGAGTGATGTGGTTATTAGATATGGATCAAAAGACCTACAAACTTTTCACCCAAAAAATCCCGCCAAAAAAGAAATCACGTACAAGACCATTACCAAAAGCATCTGGTAAGTATTTAGAAGCATTCGATCGACTAAAAGAAATCCTTGATCGAATGGAAATCAAATACGAAGAATATTTTCATTTTAAAACCACTAAACACTGGCGTTTTGATCTACACCTGGTTGGCTACCTTACTTTGATTGAAATAGCGGGTGGTCCTTGGTCTGGTGGACGTAAGGGTAAGCTGGCTACTAAGGCATGGAGCATTGATCGTTATGATCATGCTGAAGAAATGGGATATCGGTATATACGCTTCGAAGTCTCGGATATTTCATCATCCAGCAGGGCTATACAATGGCTTAGAAATTTAAAGGCATCACATGGAACAGTTCAGACCATTCCCCCCGACAGATCTGATTGATCAGGCCGAAGAAGAGGAAGCCATTCGCTTGGCACCTGCACCCGAACTTAAAGAATGGGTCGTAAATAACTGGCTTACTTTAGGTGGTGAACTACATAACCCGGATCATGACCATATTGCAGAGTTACTTCATGACAATGAAGAGTTCCTTGCATTCGCCTGGGCTTCATCTGCCGCCATAGCGAAAAAACGTATGGTGCTTGGCCAATGTGAAAAGGTCATGTTTAACGTGGGTGGCTGGAAGAAAGCACGCCAGGAACAACAGATGCGAGACTGGTTTGGTTTGGTACCTCAATATCTGATTACTGTAGATGCCACTTATTGCGAACAGGCAACAGATCGGGATTTCTGCCGGTTGATTGAGCATGAGCTATATCACATTGGTGTAGAGCGTGATGACGATGGTGAAATAATTTATAGCGATATGACTGGCCTGCCTAAGCATTACTTAGCTGGTCATGATGTGGAAGTGTTCTTTGGTGAAACTAAACGATGGGGAGCTGATGAGTCAGTGAAACGTCTCGTTGAAATTGCCAAGAATGCGCCGTTTGTTTCTGAAACAAGTATGGCTGCATGTTGTGGCAATTGTGTCATCGGTTAAATTTTTTTGCCTATCTTGCTATACGTAGCTATACAAAAGGGGTGTTTATGGCAGCACTTAAAGAGCCTGTAAAAATGTTTATAGTTCAGTCTCTTGCTTGCTTTGAAACACCTCAACAAGTAGTGGAAGCAGTAAAGCAAGAATATGAGATTGAAATTACCAGACAGCAGGTTGCACTTTACGATCCAACCAAAGTGGCTGGGCGTAACTTAAGTAAAAAACTAAAGGAATTGTTTGAGCGCACTCGTAAGGACTTCCGAGAGAATATTGAAGATATTGCAATTGCCAATAAAGCCTTTCGTTTGCGTGAACTCCAAAAGATGTATGAAGATTCTGGAAAAAATAAGCGAGCAAAACAAAACCTGCTCAAGCAAGCCTTTCAAGAAACAGATGGCCGTGTGACTAAGCAGGAAATTACCGGTAAAGATGGTAAGCCAATAGAAACCATCAATCAGAATGTACCTACGGATAGCTACCTGAAAGCACGGGAGCGAGTTCTAAATGAATACTGACCCAGCACGGGAATTAGCGATTCAGCTTGAAGCTCAAGAAGATCTATATTTTTTTTCGCGTTTTATGTTTAAGGAACGGCGTAAGTACAAATGGCTACATAACTGGCACCACCGTGTGGTATGTGATGCACTAATGAAGGTGTATCGGGGTGAAACCAAAAGACTGATTATCAATATTCCACCCCGATATTCTAAAACTGAGCTCGCAGTGATTAATTTCATGGCTTGGTGTTTTGGCAAAGCGCCTGACAGTGAGTTTATTCATGTCAGCTACTCAGCAACACTCGCAGCAAATAACGCATTCCAGACTCGTAACTTGGTGCAGGAAGCAGCCTATAAGCGTGTTTTTCCTGATTTTGAATTGCGTGATGATAGTAAGGCTAAGGATGATTGGCGTACCGCTGAAGGTGGTGTCTGCTATTCACAAGGAACCGGCGGTACTATTACAGGTTTTGGTGCTGGTAAATTTCGAGATTCATTTGGCGGGGCAATCATTATTGATGACCCGCATAAAGCCAGTGAAGCCCGCTCTGATACGATCCGTAAGGGTGTAATCGAGTGGTTCCAAAATACACTTGAATCTCGTACCAACTCACCAGATACCCCCATTATTGTCATCATGCAGCGTTTGCATGAGGAAGATTTGGCAGGCTGGCTGCTTGACGGCGGTAATGGTGAAGAATGGGAACACTTATGCCTTTCTGCAATCCAGGATGATGGCTCAGCACTCTGGCCAGCTAAACATAGTATTGAGACGCTTGAAAGAATGGAGCTGGCAGCGCCGTATGTTTTTGCCGGCCAATATCGTCAACAACCCTCACCACCAGCCGGTGGTTTTTTTAAACCTGACAATATTGAAATTGTGGATGCGTTACCTGCAGATATTACTCATCAGGTACGCGCTTGGGATTTAGCATCTTCTGAAAATGAAGGTGACTTCACAGCAGGTGTACGTGAGGCCAAAAGCCGAGATGGTTATATCTATATCGTCGATGTACAGCATGCACAGCTAGGTCCCGACGGCGTTGAAAAACGTATCAAACAAACTGCAGAGATGGATGGTAAATCAGTTGCCATTCGATTACCTCAGGATCCAGGTCAGGCAGGTAAAGCTCAAGCGAAGAACTTTATCACCAAGTTGTCTGGTTTCAATGTAAAGGCAGAGACAGTATCGGGTGACAAGATTACCCGGGCTCAGCCTTTTGCAGCTCAGGTCAACGTGGGGAATGTAAAAATGCTTCGTGGTGATTGGAATAAGGCATTCATTGATGAGTTGCGAAACTTTCCCAATGGTAAATATGATGACCAAGTGGATGCTGGTAGTGATGCATTTAACGAGCTAAATGAAGCTAGAACTCCAAAAAAACCTGCAGGGGCAGGATCTCGAACTTATTAAGGTGTTTACATGGCAAAGTCTAAAAAGGACAAAGCGTCAAAGAAGGCTTTGTCTTATGGCAATTTATACACTCAAGAAGCGGTCACTCAGTTTCTGGTGAACTTTGGCAAACAGCCTGATACGGATGAAGTACTACGCAAAGCAGGCATTACACGTCATAGATTACGTGTACTGCTTGATGATGATGAGATTGCTCAAGTAGTGGAAACGCGAATTGATGCATTGCTAGCTACGCCGTTGCGTGTTGAACCCAATGATACTGATGAAGCACAAAAGCTTAATCTGATATTGAAAGAATGGTTTCATGAAATTGCTACTGGTGCCATGAGTGCACTGTTCTTTGGTTATTCAGTACAAGAAGCTGTCTATGAGTTAAAACCAGAAGGCTATTTGGGTATTCAGTGGATCGGTGAAAAACCTATGCAGTGGTTTGAACCTAAAAATGATGGCCGCTTAATTTACCGACCAGAAGGCATTGGTACCGAGCATGAAGTGGATCAGGTATTCAAATTCTTTTTAACACGCCGTAAGGCTACATATGAACAGCCCTATGGCAAAGCGCTATTGGCTACCCTGTATTGGTTGTTCTTCTTTAAACAGAATGGATTCAAGTTCTGGGCTAAATTTCTGGAGCGTTTTGGGACGCCGATCTTACTGGGTAAATGTAAAGATACTGAAACCGAGGACATGAGCAGAGCATTGTTAAATGCACATGCACAGAGCGTCTTATCGATTGATGCAGATGATGATGTTCAGATTTTGTCTACATCAGGGACAAGTGGTACTGCTGGTGCTGCGTTTGAATCATTCAATAACCAACTGATTCGCCAGATCCAAAAGGTTGTATTAGGGCAGACGCTTACCAGTGGAACAGATGGAAAGGGAAGTTATAGCCTTGGCCAAGTGCATGAAAATGTAAGATTGGACAAGTTGAAGTCAGATATTCGATTGGTGACTCCAACCCTGCAAGCTGTAGTCGACTCATTATGTGTCTTGAATGGGTGGTCTAAATATACAGTTATGTTGGGTGAAAAGCCAAAACCACTGAATAAGGACCAGGCAGAGCGAGACGTACACTTAAAAAATGCAGGTGCCAATCTTTCTAAAGATTACTTCATTCGTGAGTATGGGCTGCAAGAAGAAGATCTGGTTGATCAAGTCCAAACTGGTTTCAATCAATTCACTGCATTACCTCGCCAGGCATTCAACTTTAAGGCAACAGCCAACAAGCTCTCACCAGAACAGCAGGAAGTTGAAGAACTGACTGATGGTCAGGATGAATTGCAGCTACTGAAACCAGATCAGGTCAAGGAATTGGTATTCAAGTCTGATAGCCCTGAAAGTCTGGCTTATAACCTGATGCAATTAATACCTGGTGCAACTCAGACCCAGTTCAAAGCTAATCTGGATCAGGCTTTGTATGCTGCAGATGTATTGGGGTATGTGACGGCTCAAAACGGGAAGTAAGCTATGCAACCAATCACGTTTCTTGAGGCGCTTCGGTACGCTCACAGTAAAAAGATTGTACTGCCAGATGAGTTCTATTCAATGGACCTTAAGACCCGACAGATGGCAACCACGGTTAGCTTTCTATCGAGTCTTGAGCAGGTTGAAACCGTCATCAAGGCAGTGAATAAATCCATTGCCGACGGCGGTACCTTTAAGGATTTTCAGAAGCTAATTGAAGAATCTGAAATCATTCTGCCAAGGCACTACCTGGATAATGTATTTCGTACCAATATTCAAAGTGCTTATGGTCATGGCCGTTGGCAGCAACAGCAACGGAATAAGGTTAAACGACCTTACCTGATGTACTCGGCGATCAATGATAGTCGAGTGCGTCCAAGTCATTTGGCCTTGAATCGGATTGTATTGCCGATTGATCATCCATTCTGGCTGACACATTACCCGCCGTTGGGTTTTCGTTGCCGGTGCACCGTGATTGCTTTAACCGAGAAGCAGGCACTGAAATACGGCATTACACCTGATGATCAGTTGCCTGAAATTGCCGAGGCTTTGGACTGGAGTTCTCATCCATTACAGTTTGGTGAACTTGAATCGCTGGTGGATAAAAAGATCAGTGCTTCGAGTTTAGATAAGGAATATCTCCTGGAGCAGAAAGAAGTTATTAAGGCTGAATGGACGGCGAGTAAAAAGCTCACCAGCCTATTTACTCCGATGGATGATAAGACTCGGGACTTATTCGATACTGTGGCCAATACAGTAATACCACTTGATCCAAGCATTCGACCAAGTGCGATTCGCACCTTCTTGGACTATGTGCAGGGAAATGATGCCGCACTGACTGGCTATTTAAACTCTGCTACAGGCTCACTAGCTGATGATGTACTTAAGCGCTGGCTGAGTACTGATCTGGCAGCTATTCAAGCTGTGGCGAGCAATGCGGCTTCAACCGTGGTGGGTGCTGCGACACTTAATCAAGTAGCGGCTTATCAGGTTGGGCAGACAGCTCAGCTTAATGCGCCGTTGCTGATGGCTGATACAGCTTCAGATATCGTGATTAAGATTGAGAATGCTAAAGGCTTGGGTGTTGATCTGGATATGTTGAATGCTGGTAACGGCGTTTTAATACCGATGGGATTGTCATTTGAGGTTGTTTCGATTGAAGCGGTTGAAGGGCAGATGGTTTATACGATCAGACCACTAGTTAATTAATCTTTTAATTAACTAATCTGCTATAGGACAATGTTTAAGCTACATTTTTTATACAACGAATGGAATATTTAAATATTGGATTAGGGGCAAAGTAGACTTATAAAATCTGTACAGCTTAGTCACTTGGTTGGGATATGGTTTGTTTTGCAATTGAGATCGAAATACCTGCAGATAAGTGCCCTAAAATAAGAGGCCGAAAGCGTTTAATAAGAGAAGGAAAGGCAAGGGTTCTTTTGTCAAATAATACTTCTACAAGGAGAGCGCTTACGGGATTTACAAGGTATGGGGTATCTAGCGGAAGGAATGCAATAGTCTTAACTCCATATGAGTTCAAAGATCGTGAGAACCAGATAACAAACTTTCTAAATAAGAGGTTTGATAGTGAATGGAAACTTAAGCTGATACCTATAAAGAATACTTGAACTATTTACCCACCTCGGTGGGTTTATTTGTAGCTATTTTACGCCGTCCGAAAGGGCGGTTTTTTTATGGAGCATGAGAAATGCCAAAAGAAGAGGAACATAAGCCGAATCAGTATTGCTTCCAGGTCGGTAACTTAAATGTCGATCAAGCTGAAGATGGCAAGAAGAAGCGGACTTTCTCCGGTGTTGCATACAGTGGTGAAGTTATTACCGATCATTGGTATTGGGATCGAATCATCTTTGATCTTGATTCTATGCAAATTAAAGGCCGAATCCCTGCGTTACTGGATCACTCAACCCGGCAACGTGCTGGAGCCATCAATAGCCACAGCATTGATCACCAGAACGGCCTAACAGTTTCAGGCGATCTAATGAGTAATGAATTTGGTACTCAGGTTGCTCAGGACTCTGACGATGGCTTTCCATGGCAGATGTCAGTGCGAATTGAACCCTCTGCAGTCGAAGAAATCCAAGCGGGTGCATCAGTCACTGTAAATGGAAAAGTGCATCAAGGGCCTATCACGGTTTTCCGTGGTGGTCGTATTCGTGAGGTGTCTTTCTGTGCTTTGGGTGCGGATGACAATACAAACGCAGTGGCAGCAAGTCACTCTCCAAAACAATTTAATCAACCAGAGGACACAGACGTGACCGAATTAGAAAAGGCTCAGGCCAAAATTACCGAATTGGAAGGTCAGGTGAATACTCTGACTGAACAAAACAAACAATTCGCAGCAGCAAAACGTGAAGCTGAAATCACTGCATTAGGTAAAGACCTGGGCAAAGAATTCAGCGCTGAAGATATTGAAGAAATGAAAAAGCTTGATGATGGTGCATTTGCATTCTCAGCTAAGCAACTTCGTCAATTTTCTGCAGGTAGCCAGCAACCACCAGCTACACCACAAACACAACAAACATCAAGTGTAAATCCGGCATTTGCTCACCTGTTTAGCCATCAAGCTAATCCGGGGCAAGGTGGTCAGTCGAATAATACCGACACTCACAAATTCACTTCTGGTGCACAAGCATTCGCAGAACAAAACAAGGGGAAATAATTCATGAGCCAGGTTATTCCAAAAATTACGGTCCAGTCTAAAAAGCTGGTCCTAGACAATGAAAAGTTACGACGTGCCAATGCCAAAGTAACTACCGCTACAGCCTATAAAAAAGGTGACTTACTTACACTTTCAGATGCGAATGTACTCACACACGCTACTGATGAAAAAACATGGGATGTGATTTGTGGCCAAGACGTTACGGCTGCAGAAGCCACAATCAAGGCCGCTGATGGAATCGAAATTCCGGTCTACTACGGTGGGGTTTTCAGTATTGAAGCTGTATCGCTTAATGGGACTTTGCTTGCTGCTGAAGAATATGATGCAGCGCGTGCACAGGCAACTAAAAACAAAATCGAACTTTCTAAGGTGTAAACAACATGCCACAGTCTTTTAATATTGAAGGTGCTCCACTTGAACTTCTTGATGTGGGTGAGCTGGCACTGATCCACTCGAATTACCGTCCAATGGACACATGGCTTTTAGATAAGCTTTTCCCAAACCGCCCGTTATTCACACGTGATGATGTGCCTCTGGCTGAGCTTTCAGCTGAACATGATCTGGCGCCGTTGGTATCTCCGCAACAGCCTGGCAAGCCATTTGATACTACTCAATCTGGTGAAGTACGCCACGTTAAACCGGCTTACTACAAGCCAAAGAATCAGGTCACTCCGGCAGAAACTTTTGAGATTGCCTTGCTTGAGCGTTTACGTACTGCAGGTATCATCTCAACTGGTAACCAGCGACTATCTGAGCAAGAGCAAATGATCATTGCTCAAATCTCAGTGATGAAGCGCAACCATGATGCGATTGATAACTCAGTCATGATGATGGCTATCGATTTACTGAAAAATGGTAAATACACGCTTCACTCAGATGATTATGAGCTCAACCTGGTGGATTACCGTCGTGATGCGTCTTTGACATATACGCCGTTGGTCAAATGGAATGAAGCGGGTGCCAAGCCAGTAACGGATATTCGCACCATGCTTGAACGTCAATTGGCTGCTGATGGTGGTGAAGCTAAGCTGTCTGTTATGTCTGGCTTGGTTTGGGCGGCTCTCTGGAACAATGAAGAATTCAAAAAAGAATTCATCACGCCATATGCGGGTATTTCTGTTCCAGTGAATCCAAGCTTTGGTGTAAAAGAATCAGCAACCTTCAAAGGAACCTTTGATGGAATCGAATTCTGGGTATATGACGCAACTTACCGTAACAAAGGTCAAGTGAAGCGCTTTATTCCTAAAGATTACTTCTCACTAATCTCTGATACCAATGGTTCGGTAGCTCACTGTAAGATCAAGAACATGCTGGCCAACGGCGTTGCTCAGCAGTACTTTGACCGTCAATGGTACTGTGAAGATCCAAGCGGCATCATGCTGATGACCGAATCTGCTCCACTGGTTGTGCCGTCTAATAAGAACGGTGTCGTTGGTGGTACTGGCTTTATCACTCTATAAGGAGCAAGACATGCCGAAGTACACAGCAAAACAATCCATCGGGCATTTTATGCCAGGTGATGAAATCAAAGGGCTTGAAGCTAAACAACTTCAGGCCCTTTTAGCATCTGGGGCTATTGAAGAGGCGAAAGCCAAAGAAGAGCCCAAAGCGGATGGCACAGGTGCACGCTTGGCTGAACTGGAAAAGGCTAATGCTGAACTAACAGCAGCCAATGAAGCCTTAACTAAAGCCAATCAGACAGTGACTGCCGACAAGGCTAAAGCCGAGCAAGAAATTGCTGAGCTCAAAGCCAAGGTGGCTGAACTGGAAAAGGTGAAGTCTGCTGCAAAACCTAAAGCAGACTCAAAACCTGCTGACGAAACCAAGTAGGTGATCTATGTATGCGACTGAAGCAGATTTGGTCGCACGATTTGGGGCTTCAATTGAGAACCTGAAATTGATGTATGAAGATGCAGCAAAAGGTTCTCAAGCAATTAATGATGCAATCCAGGATGCAATGGAGGAGATTAACGGTCATATCGGTGGTCGTTATCCTTTGCCGCTTCCCAATGTGCCGAGTAATTTAAAGCGTATGGCGTGTGATATTGCACGCTACCGCCTTCATTTTGAGCAGCCAACCGATGAGGTGCGAAAACGCTATGAAGATGCAATTGCATTCTTAAAGCGTGTGGCTGATAACAAAGCACATTTGCAGATTCAGTTACCTGAAACAAACCAAATCGTGGATGACCAACCTAAAGGACGACCTTCAACAGCACCAGTCGGTACTTCATATACCGGTGGTGTATTTGGAGATTCTATCCTGGACCAGATGCCCAGCTTGAAGTGAGGTGCTTATGGCTTTTGCAATAACCATTCAAGCTGATAGTTCACCGATTGAAGCAATACTTAATCAATTAGGTAACTTTGAATCATTAAAGAACCAGCTGTTTGATGAGATTGGTGCTGGACTTGTGGATAGTGTGCAGCATCGATTCTTAACGGGTACTGATGTAGATGGGAACCCGTGGAAGATTTCATGGCGTGCACGTATGCAGGGTGGTGAAACGCTTCGAGATACTGGCCGCCTGATGAATTCCTACACACACAATGTTCTTTCAAATGGTGTGGAGGTGGGTACAGATGTTGCGTATGCACCCCATCTGCATTACGGCGCAACAATCTTACCTAAGAATGGCCAATACATCACCTTTGCAGTTGGTGGCCAGTATCGAAAGGTTAAGCAATCCATTATTCCACCTCGGACTCAGCTTGGTATTGATGCTGAAGATGAAGTCATGGTTTTAGACATTGTCGGGAGTTTTATAGATGAGCACCTTCTTCGCGGTGCGTGATGAGATTGCAGAAAAGCTGAAAGAAATTCCAGAACTTCTAAAGATCTATACGCCGTTAAACTCAGTCAGCGTAACCGAGATGTCGCAGGTTACGCCGTCAGCACACGTCAATTTTGTCCGTATCGACAAGAAAGCCAGTGCAGGTCGTGGAAGTATTAATCAGATCGGTCAGCAATGGGCGGTCACGGTGGCATGTCGTAATGCTCAATCTCAGATGACTGATGGCCGAGCGGTGAGTGATGAAGCTGGGTTGTTAACCGAGAAGGTCATTCAATTACTTTCCGGCTGGCAGCCTCAGGCATCACGAACGGCACTAGAAATGATTTCGGTTCGGGATGGTTATAGCCCAGGATTTGCATACATCACGATTATTTTTGAATCACAAAAATTCATTTAGGAGCCAGTCATGGCAAAACAATACAAAGCATTACAGCCTGTAGGTCGCTTTCAAAAGGGCGATGTGGTCGGTGGGCTGAGTGATGCACAAATCAAAAAGTTACTGGCAGATGGTGTCATTCAGGAACTACCTGAACCTAAAGCTGCTCCAGCCAAGAAAACTACAGGGGATGAAAAGTAATGGCTAATTCAAATGTGATTTCACTTCAGGGTGAACTTCATCTAGCGAAAATGGTTAGTGGTGTACCAGCTGCATTACTGCCGGTTGGTAGTACTCCAGAATTACAGATTGCTATTTCAACTGAGTCTACTGACCACTATGAAAGTAAAACTGGTCTACGTTCGAAAGATGCTGTCTTATACAAGCAAACTGGTGTTGCTATCTCAGGGACAATTGAAGAGGTTACTAAGGAAAATTTAGAGTTAATCCTTAGCGGTAAATCAATTGAAATTCCTGAAACTCAGCTGACTGATATCGATTTAGGTACAGTACAGATTGGTGCCATGATCGATCTGGGTCATCGCAATTTAAGCGAAGTGGCTTTTAAGGATAGTTCGGACGCTGCTATTGAGGCAGACAAATATTTGCTTGATTCAGTTTATGGCACCGTAATTTTTAACGAAGCTGTAACTGGTCCAGTTAAATTTTCTGCTAAAGCTGGTGCTAAGACACGTACGACAATTGCCAATAACATTGGGAATGAATATCGAATCCTTTTCAAAGGTATTGATACCCTCACTGGTGATAAGGTTGTCATGACATTATGGCGTGTGAAATTCTCACCAGATACTGAATTTGATCTGATTCATGAAGACTTTGGGTCTTATTCAATTGAAGGTGAAGCTCTCGCAGATATCTCAAAAGCCAATGATGCTGAACTAAGTGTCTTTGGCCATATTGAGCGCTTCAAAGTAGCTGCTTAAACCCATACAGGCACAAAGAAATCCACGGCGCATTAGCGTCTTTTTTTGTGCCTGTTTAAAGTAATTATATTTAGGTCGAATAACCGGTTTATTGATAAGGCCTACAAGAAGATGAGTAAGAAATTGATGTGAGTTGGTTTCTTACTGAATGTGACATTATAACTATGTTTGACGAAGGTATTAGTCATAAAACGATGCTTTAAAGCTTAACGAATCTTGACAAGACGACGTAAACAGTTTGTTGACGACGATATGTACATATAATACTATATTGACATAGCCGCAACGCGGTATGAATAATTCACATCTAAATCTAGGTGTTGATTTGGTTTAAATACTTAATTCCATATGTATTATTTTTTGAGTGGTATCTTATGAAAACACCTGCTATGTTGTTAACTCCAAAATTTGGTGAAGAAGCGACTCGAAAAATCGTAAATGAAGCTCAAAGAAAAATTACTCCTTCACGTAAAAGCCGTCTTGAAAAACTTGCTGCAATGGCCTCAAAAGCTTATAACAATTAAGAGTTACTAATTTGTCTGAAGAAAATGTAAATTCTGAGGGCGAGTTACAATTTTTTTATATCGATTCAATTGAGAAAGAAGCTTATCAATCGTTTGAATGTGAACGTGGAGAGTTAAACTCTTTTTTGATAGATGACGCTATCGACTATCATAACTACGGATTGACTAAAACTACTTTGGTTTTTGAGAGTGATAACCTTATTGGTTTCTTCAGTCTATCCGCGGATAAAATTGTACTTACCCGAACAGAAATAGATGAACTAGCTTTAAATGGTGAATACCCAATTACTTATTTTCCCGCAGTTAAAATTACAAAGCTTGCAGTTGATAAGGCCTATGCAGGAAAAGGTTACGGAAGAAGAATACTAGAGTTGATAGAAGGGATCGTATATGGCCATCATATGGCTGTAAGATTTTTAACTTTAGATGCTGTAAATGAACCAAAAGTTTTAGAGTTCTATCAAAAAAATGGATTTGAAGAAAGCCTTCATGAGTATCGACAGCAGAAACAAAATAGGGCTAGACCAACTATTTTGATGCATAAAGATATATTTAAAGAATAACCACTCCTCAGAGTGGTTTTTTTAATACTTGATGATTATGTAACATTCTGTTATTACAATTGTTGTTTAATAGGGCTATAAAAGATATTCAGCTCACGTTGAGAATAAAACTGCTATGACTAAAATAGAAATATTTGTCTCCATCCTAGTCGTAATAATTATTTCTACTTTTATTTATCTTGTATGTCAGTAAGTTAGTAAGCTAAGAACCGCCTTTAGGGCGGTTTTTTGATAAGTGGAAGTTCCACTTGGCTATATAGGGTCAATTTTAAAAAGACTTAAAATAGTAAAACATAACTTTACAAATCCACTCTCCCTAGGCTTTAAATAAGATTGAAAATTAATGTAAAGTGCTGCCCTTAATACATGGGGATATTATGAAAAATTTAAGCTTATTCTTTTTTATTGTGATTTTAGCTGGGTGTGGACACAAGGAATCTAACGGTCAGCATCTTGATTTAGAAACAAGCAAAAAGGAACAGCTTGAATTTGCAAAAGAAGCTACAAAAAAATTCATTCCCAACCTTGATTCGGCAAAGTTCCGTAATCAAATAGGAGAGTGTGGAGAGGTAAGCTATAAAGAAGCAGATAGTGATTATGTTCCCTTCCAGCGTTTTATTGTGCTTTCAAAGGATATAGTACTTGTAGAAAATCAGACGGATCAAAAGCAATTTGAGTTGTCATGGAAGAATGGTTGTACGCCAAGCTGGAAGTAATTAAAAAGCCCTTTAATTAAGGGCTTTCTTTTATTCACCAGATGATTCAGATTTTTGATCTTTTTCATTTCCATACTCTAAAGCAACCTGTTGTGCTTCAGCTGCGGCAGTGGCTTCTATTGGAATCGAGTCAGCTGCGATAGCCACGGTACCAGTAAATCCCATTAAAGCTAAGATTAGAATTTTCGAATACTTTTTCAATTGAATTTCCTCTACGTTTCTAAGACTTAATTTCAGTGTAGAGAATGATTTAAATCACGGATGTATCAGCTATGTCGGGATATGTAAGATATTCAGGTCTAAAGTTATAGGTTTCTAGGTTTGCGTAAGAATGCTTTTCGGTTGAAACTTTTTGTTGAGTTGCTTAACGAAATGTTTGAATGCTTCAGTAGGTAGCTACACTCTAAAGAAACTTCCCTAACTTCTAAATCTTTGTAACATCCAATAATTTTTTTGTAATCTTTATGTTATAAATTGTTTGCTTTGCTTATCATATGAATAATGAAAAGTGGAGCACCGAAAATGCTAACAAAAACAGAAATCATTGTTGTCATTCTAATGGTAGTAGCCTTAATTTTCATCGTGTATGAGATGGGACAAGGTGGTAGTTGGACTTTATAGAATTCAGCCTTTATCAAAGTTAAAAGAAAAGCACCTTCGGGTGCTTTTTTAATGTCTAAAATTTATCTCAGAGACCCATCATGAATGATTTTTTCCTAGCAACAAATCGAAGTATTAAAGTTAATGACATCGAAGTTCGCCAGATCCAGATTAAAGACTTTGATCAATGGTTAAAACATGCTGAAGTTTTGAAAAACTTCATCAAAGACCAGAATCATTCAGATGAAATTTTGACAGGGCTATTCAAGGCTCATGGTGTACAGGTCATTTCGACTATTGCCTGTGTTACTGATCTGGACAATGAATCACTGGTAGAACTGGCTGCTGATGAGAAGAGTTTTAAGGAGTTGCTAAAAGCGGTACTTCTGATCAACCAGGCTTACTTCAAATACGAAAAACCAAAACGTGGTATTAAAAAGAAAGATGACTCCACCTGGTTTGATTCATTCCAGTTTCTGGTATCAATGGGCCATCAGCATAGTGAAATCATGCAGATGACCTACGGCGCATTCCAGGGCTATGTCAAAGCGGCAAACAAGCTGTACAAGCAGGGAATCTTCAATAACGCTGTTGCCGGACGTGTGGCTCAATCAGATAAAAAAGGCTTTGAGTCGTTCAAGAAAGAAATGGTTTCTGATTGATCATGCATTACCCTAAAGTTATGATAGGAAAATAATAATTTAGGGAATAGGGAAAATGGCTAAAGTGGAATGTCTTGTTTGTGGACGTGTAGGCTCTGCAAAAACTAAAGGTAGTTTTGTTATAACTATCGTTTTGCTTTTTATTGGCTTGCTTCCAGGGATAATATATGAAATCTGGCGTAGATCAGGCGGTAAGGTCTGTGGTTCTTGCGGCAGTCAAAATATAAGACTTTATTCACCTTTGCCTAAACAAATACAGCAATCAATCCAACAAGAAGCACAGCCAGAAGTTTTTAAAATACCAAGCAAAACCAAATTAGTCGCAAATGATATATTTTCAAATAATGCAGGTAATTTTGTAAAATTGGACGAAAATGGAGTCGAACAAAAGAATTGCCCTGATTGTCGCGAACTAATTAGATTTGATGCGAGAAAATGTAAGCACTGCGGCTCAATCTTAGAGGAAACATCTTAAACACTTATATTTATACCCAGTGTTATACCCGCTTCGGCGGGTTTTTTATTGCCTAAAATTTAGAGGTCAGCATGTCTGGTAAAAATTTAACATTCAAATTAATCATGGATGCCGACACTAAAAGTTTTGTTGGCAATATCAAGCAGTCTGAAGATGCGGCTAAGTCAGTATTCAATGCAATAAAACAAGAATCAGAACTTTTAAAACAAGCGACTACTGATGCTTCTAAAGAGATGGGAAATATTATCCCAAAAGGAACCAGTGAGTTAGCGGACAAGCTTTCACAATCCTTAAATGCTGCTACAGGAATCATTAAGGATGCTGGTGATAATGCAAAATCTACAGCAGGTAATTTTACTGATTTTGGAAATAAGGCTGAAAAGGCTCTAGATCAGCTTAAAGGGGATTTAGCCCAAGCTAAGCAGAATCTTGAAGCATTTTCCAAAACCAGTGCTTCACCTGCAGATATTGAAAAAGCACAGGTTCAAGTCGATCAGTTAGAAAAAGAAGTACAGCAGACTGATCAGGCATTTAATAATTTTCAAGCTGAAGTAGGTAAAGCCAACAACAGCTTAAGAGAAACAGACATAGCAGCTCAGACAGCGCAAAAAGGTATTGATGGCGCTAAATTTGCTGTTAACACACTTGTGGGCGCATTAACTGCTCTTGGTATAGGTTTGGGTATTCGTGAGCTTGCGGAAGCCGCCGACTCATACACTAACCTCTCTGTTCGTATTCAGATTGCCACTCGTGAAGGCGGTGATTTTACATCGGCCATGGCTGGCGTTCATCAGGTCGCATTAGCAACAAACTCAAGTTTGGATGCTACAGCAGGCTTATTTACCCGATTGAATACAGTCGGTAAAGAAATGGGGATGACGCAGCAACAAGCGTTAGACCTTACTAAAACAGTGACCCAAGCGATTCAGATTGGTGGTGGATCAGCACAAGCAAGTGAAGCAGCAATCACTCAGTTTATTCAAGCAATGCAAGGCGGTGTTCTTCGCGGTGAAGAATTCAACTCCATTATGGAAAATGGCTATGGTCTTGCTGAAGCATTAGCTAAAGGGTTGGGAGTCACTACCGGCGAACTTCGCAAGATGGCTGAAAATGGGGAGCTTACCTCTGAAAGAGTTGTTAAAGCTGTTCAAAGCCAAGCCACACAGATCCAAGAAACTTACAACCAATTTCCCACTACTATCAGCAATGCCTTGCAGAAGATATCTACGCAGTGGCAAATCCTGATTGGTGAGATGGATCGAGCCAATGGATCAAGCGCGACGGTAGCAAATGCTCTATCAATTATTGCTGATAATCTTGGAATACTAAAATTATTCTTCGATGATGTAGCAGCTGGAGTAGGATGGTTTCAAGACAAGCTTTCAGAAATAGATCCATCTACAATTGAGGCTATTAGAAGCACACTATCTGCTGTATACGACACAATTAAAAATGTCATATCCAGTATGGCGGGAATAGCTGAAACCGCATGGAGCGCTTTTACATCTGCCTTAGACGCGGTTGCCCCATTATTTAACGCAATTATGGGCGGTAAGGAAGAGGTTAGCGGCTTAACAACCTTATTTAACGTTTTTAAAATTGCACTTGGTGTAGTTTCTGATGCTGCCACGGGATTAAATATTGGGCTTAAATTACTACTTGCAGGTATTCAATTTATCGCTGGTGGTATTTACTCTTTAAGTGCTGCAGTGCTCGATTTTCTGGGTTTTGATGACCTAGCTGCTCAAGCTCAAAATGCCTCAGATGCGCTTTTTAGACAGGCGGAAAAAAATGGACGAGAAGCCAATAGACTGGCACTTGAGAGCAAATCAGCTACACAAGAAGCAATCAATGATATACGGCAGACTGAAGAAGAGGCCAATAAAGAACGTATTGCCGAAGCACAAAAAACTCTTGCTGAATTAAAAGCTCAGGAGGAAAAGCACAAAACCGATTACAAGGCTATCAGTGATGAGCGCATTCAACTGGAACAACAGCTATATGAAGCGCGTAAAACTGGTAATCAGGCTGCGACTGATCAGGCTGTAAAAGGTCTTGCTGAACTGGATACCAAGGAAAAGGCTTATCAGACTGAAAGTCAGAAAATCACTGAGGCTAAGATTAAAGCCGCTCAGGACTGGGTAAATGCTCAACTTGCAGCAGCAGATGGTACACAGAAAGCAGCCGATGCAGCCACTCAGAAAACACTACAAACAACCCTTGCAGCTCAAGGTTTAAAACTTGAGTTTGATGGTGCTGGCAAAGCAATTGTCAAAGCCATGGGCGACGGTGCTAAGGCTACTGAGGGCACAGCAAACGCAGCTGATAAAGCGCGAAAAGCTGCAACAGCCTTAGGCATGGATCTGGACGTTTCTTTAAATCGTGTCTCTGAAAAGTTTGCTGAAAATGGCAAAAATGTTACCACCTTTGCAGCTGGCCTTGAGGATCTTGGGGTTAAGGGCAAGCAAGCTGGTAATGTTACCTATGAAGCCTGGTTGACGTGGCTACAAACGGCCAAAAGCCAAGCTGAAATTGATATGGCCAAAGCCAAGCTTCAGGAGTTCGGTACTCAAGGACAAATTTCAACATCTCAGGCTGAGCAGGGCTTAATTGCTATCAAAATGCAGGCTCAAGGATTACCAGATGATATTGATCCGGTTACTGAAGCATTTAAGAGATTAGGCATCCAAACCAAAGAGCAATTAAAGCTGGCCGCCCAGCAAGCTTTGATGGACTACATCACAATTCGGGATAGCGGTAAGGCTACTGCTGAAGGTGTTCAAAAAGCCTATGAAAAAGCTGCTCAGTCTGCGGCAGCTTCAGGGGATGCCGGAAGAATTGCTGCAGTAAATGCAATGAATGCCGGGCGTAATCTTGAAGTGCAGATTGATGATACTGGCAAAGCAGTTGTCAAAACCATGGATGATTGGACCAAATCCAATGACCGTGTTAAGAATTCCGCACGCGGGATTGGTGATGGTTACCGCCATGCAGGGCAAATTGCACGTGAAGAAGCCAAATCTTCTACCGAAGCCTGGGCAGATGCAGTTTCTAAAGCCAAGAGTGATTTTAATAAGGAAATGAAGCGCCAAGGCGAGGCATTGAGTAAAGGAATCTACGAATATGATTCTTACACCAAGTCTGATGTGATTTCGCAGCTGAAAAGCAAAGGCTATGACGATAAAGAGGCTGAGAAATTGGCTTCTACCATCTGGTCCAAGGCTATGGCCGCTGATCGTGATGCTAAAGCTGAAGGTCTTGGAAAGGAAAGCAGCGTGGCAATGAAAGCATTGATCAATGCTGAATTTGATCGAGCTGCAGCCAATGGAATAACCACTCAGCATGGTACCAATAAGATTAATGAATTGCTCCGCAGTATCAATGTCGCTTCAACTGGTTCCAGTAGTTTGAGTGACTATGCGCCGTCAATTCCTTCTGTGTCATCAAATGCTGCTACACAAAGCATTAAGGAAAGTGTGAATTACAACATCCAATTCGGAGGTCAAACCCTATCCCTTACAGGTGATGCAAGCCAAAAGGATGTAATGACCAATCTGGTAAATCAATTAAAAGGTATAGCGAAATCAACATGAAACTCATTCGCTTAGCAACATCAGAGACCGTCCCATTAGAGGACGGTTTTTTGTGGTCTGATGAATTCTCATGGAAGGCCATTGAGCAGAATCAAGCCTATACGATGGATGGCTCTCTGATCATTCAGGAAGGTAAAAAGAAGTCTGGTCGACCAATCACTTTACAGCCGGCGGATCCGCAAATGGGATGGATCAAGCTACGTGAACTGCGGACTGTTTTGGAATGGTCCAAGCTGCAAGGTGAAAATTTTAAACTGCAGTTTGAACAGCCACATGATAGCCGGCAATTCACCGTCAAATTTAACCACCAGGATGGGGCTTTAGAGGCTGCACCGGTGAAAGGGATTCCAGCGGTATCACTGGATGATTATTACAACGTGACCTTACGCTTTACGGAGTTAGACGATGGCGATTGAAACTAAGGATTTAGTAATTTACAAGTCTGAACGCTTGACTGATAACTCGGATGGCGGTGGTAAATACTCTGGCGTAGTAGTTCAGGATGGTATCAGTAACAACCTGTTCAATGATGTGTCTGAGATGGATCGAACCATGGGCGATGTATCCATGCTCAAGATCTTTCCTGCTGTCACCACTGAAGACACTGATCTATTAATGGGTGCCACTGTTTTTGTATCTGAGCTACCAGAAGATCCAAACGTATCGGCATTGCTTTTCAGTACCAAAAACTGGACTGATGAACGCCAGTCTGCCCAGAACCGGGTGGAAAACTACTTGGCCAAAGGTGGTCAGATTGCCGGCACACCACTCGATACCCATTGGCAGGGCATGTCATCACTGCAAGTAGCCATGTTTCCGCAAGAAACTGAGTCATCAGTAGGTGACACGATTGTTCTGATTAGTGATGAAGGTAAGGCCTTAGAGCGTGAGCAGTATGTGCGTATTACCAAGGTTGAAACCCGTACTGCAATCATGGTCATCGATGGTAAAAATGTTGAATACAAGGTTGCCACGTATTCCTTGAATGATGCTCTTGAAGTTGATTTTGTGGGCCTTTCAGCACGCCAGTGGTACAACGGTGAGAAATCAAAAACCATTATCCGCGATACTATTGTGGCGGATACCGGCCTGTACTATTCATCTACAGCGCTGGCATCTGATGCCAATGTGGGTGAATTTACGGTCAATGCCAAAAGTATCTTTGCCCAGCTGATTCCCTCCGCTCAGACAGAAACTCCAATTATTGATGTCAATGCTGCAGGTGAAAGTGTGGTGCTAGTGGCAGGTAACGAAGGCACCATTACGGTCAATTACCCTAATATGGTCATTGGAGTCAGTCAGAACCTGTATATCGGCTCAGCCGTGATTCCTTCCAGTATATCTTTTACTTTACAAGGCCAGCAGATCAATGATCAGGGCGGCCTGCTTAAAAATACCCAAGGCACCCAGATCGGAACGATTGATTATCAGCGTGGCTTGATTCAATGGACCGCAGCAGCGCCAGCCGGCACCTCAAGTTTGAATATTACGTTTAAGCCGGCAGCTGCACCGAATCAGTATTATCAGAGTCATGCGATTCCAGTAACCCAGAATAACCAGAGCACCAACTGGACCGGTGTCTTAATTCCGATTCCCGCACCAGGCGCACTTTCGATTTCTTATATGAGTCAGGGCAAGTTCTATGAACTAAAAGATGATGGATCAGGCCAGTTAAAAGCTGCCAGTCCATCTTTTGGTTCGGGCATGATCAATTATGAGACCGGTTCGTGGTTATTGACCACTGGCGCACTGCCGGATGTAGATACGCCAATCCTGCTGAACTGGGGTACACCGATTGTCACCTTCGTAAGATCAAATTTAACCGTGGAAAAAGCTGCATTTGATTTTGATTTAGGTCGACCAGGTGTTTTGCCGGGTATCACGATTAACTGGGCCCTAGAAGGTGAAGAGAAAACAGCAACCTCCAATGCCCAGGGCAAATTTACCGGTGATGCTACCGGTGAAATCAACTATGCCACGGGTACCGGGAAGATCATTCCAAACAAGCTGCCACAGAAAGGCACAGTCTTTTCAGTGATCTATAACTACGGCACTTCACTTGAGCAGACCAAAATGGATGTAACCCCTATAAACCAAAAGATGACGTTCACAATCGGGACAGGACCAGCGATTCAGCCAAATAGTGTTGAGTTAAAAATTCCACTTCAAAGCAATGAGGGGATTACAGGATCTGTAACCCTGACAGATGTGCCGGTGAATGCAACCATGGGGAATTTAGTGAATAGCCGTGGTCAAGTGCAAGGCACCATTATCTATGCCACTGGCGCAGTTGAAGTCACACCAAAAAGTACAGCGAGCAGATTTGTGCAAACCTTTACACCTATGGCCACTTATGCCGCAGCATAGAGAGGAAATATGTCTTTTTATTCTCCACAAACATCCAGTATTTCTGGTGAACAGGTTGAACTGAAAGCCTTTGGTGCTGTAGATGTTCAGATTAAATATCGTGATACATCAGGATCGAACTCGGCAACCCATATGGTGACGGCCAATAAGCTCAAACTGGATTTATCTTCTGGCTTTGATGAGCAGATCCTGACAGGTTCAGCTCGCTTCAAAGTGGGTACTGATACTTTTCTGGATCGTACCGGCTTGCTGTATCGCAATGTGAATCCAGCCAATAATAGTGGGATTCAGTCGGGTGTTATTCAATACGGTACCGGGATCGTTGAAATCGATTCCTGGACACCGAATACAGATAACACGATTACCCTGGAATCCTTAACTACCACAACCGACTTGTTGCCAGTCAATAAGATCAGCTTTAGAACGCCAATCATGCCGATCCGGCCACAATCATTAACTGTGGTGGTGGGAACAATTGCATATGGCCAGCTGACATTAACCGCTGATGAAAATGGCGTGATTGAAACCAGTCGGGCGCATGGGCAGGTGAACTGGGATAATGGCTTTGTGACGATCTACTTCTACACCAAAACCAAAATCACAGAAGCCAACCGTGCGGAGATTGAGGCAAGTGACTGGTATGACCCGCTGCTAGAATACCAGGAGGGAGCCGATAATTATATCAATGTACCAGTCTGGGTCGATGCTTCATCAGTGCGTTATAACGCAGTGGCCTACACCTACATTCCGCTAGATTCGGAAATCCTAGGTCTGTCTGCTACTCGATTACCGATTGATGGCCGTGTGCCGATCTTTCGTGTGGGTGGCATTGGGATTGTTAGCTCAAGTAAGTCTCAGGAATTACCAAGTGCGATTGCGGGTACCACATACAATCTAAATGATCAGCGGATCTCATGGGCAGAGCTTGAAGATGCCAATGGAACCAAAGTGCCTTTTGATTTGTACACGGTTAATTATGATTATGGTCGTGTGACGCTCGGTGGTGACTTTGTACTGGGTAATCTGGTTGCACCACTGACAGTCAAATATCGTTATCAGGACATGGGTCTGATTCGTGATGTGCAGATCAATGGCCAGCTAACATTCACCAAGCCTTTAACGCATAACTATGATGCAGTGGATACCATTGTCGGATCGGCGCTGGTAATTGGCGATATGCAGGCACGTTACACACGCAAGTTTGTACAAGGGGCGTGGAGTAATGTCTGGGCAGATGAACCAAGTTCAGGAATTTTAGCGAATTACAATGACTCGCTCTATCCACTCCAAGTGACAAATAAGGGTGCGATTCAAGAGCGCTGGGCATTGATCTTCACCGATGCACAGTCATTCCGCTGCGTTGGTGAGTATTCCGGCCAGATTGGCACCGGTACCACCAATTCAGACTATGCACCAATTAATCCGGTCACTGGTGTTCCATACTTCACGATCAAAAAAGAAGGCTGGGGTGCGGGTTGGGCCAATGGTAATGTCTTGCGCTTCAATACCGTAGCTGCAAACTTTCCGGTCTGGGTGATTCGTACAGTAAAGCAGTCTGAGCCAAGTGTAATGTCAGATCAATTTCAGATCATGTTGCGTGGCGATATTGACCGTGTTGTTTAATAAATCAATCAAATATGGCCGCGTAATGCGGTCTTTTTTATGGATGTAAAAAATGGTCGCAAGTACAGATATCAAATTTTATGTGCATACCAATAACAATGCACCGCAACTGCAAAATGCCTATGGTTCGATGATTAATGTGCTAGATGCCTGCCTGGTAAATGGGATCAATATTGGCACAATTTCATCACTCACAGCATCGGGATCAACGGTCACTGCGCTATTCAGCTCTGCACATAATTTAATGCAGTACCAAGTTATTAAGATTGCAGGTGCGGCACAAGCAGAGTTCAATGGTGAGCATCGTATTTTAACGATACCAAACTCAAGTTCACTCACATTTGAGTTAGCAACTGCGCCCAGTGTAACAACTGCCACAGGTGCAATTAGTGCGTCATTACCCCCGCTAGGTTGGGAGAAACCGTTCTCAAGCAGTAATCCGAATGGCGGTGGTAAAGCCGCATATCGTTCGACCAATTTGCTTTTACCAAGTCGCCCATTCTTACGTGTAGTTGATGAACTTGATCCAGTCTGGAATTCGAATTATGCAAAATATGCCAAGGTGGGTATTGTTGAAGATATGTCTGATATTGATACTTTGATTGGTGCACAGGTACCTTATGATACCGCAAACCCCAATAAAAACTGGCAAGGTACCGGGTCTGGCTCTTCCGCATATAACGGCTGGGCAAAATGGTACTATTCGCGTTATCAATTGGAAGGGGGAACTGCAGATCAAACCACCCCACCTAATGGAAACAAAACCTGGATTATTGTGGGGGATGGAGATTATTTCTATATCAGTAATATCACCTCAAGCAATGATAATGCAGCACATCTGCATGGGTTTGGCTGTTTTGATACATATGCTGAAACAGTGGATTTTGGAAACTGGATTCTATCGGCTAGTTATGCATATAAAAGAGCCGATGAGTATATCTATACTACTGATTATGGTGGTCTTGGATCAAACCAGCAAACAAATTATGCAATGTATGATTTAAATTATAGTCTGAGCAACAAGGCCATTTCCCTTTCGTCTACAGGACTTAATGAAAGCGCAGTCAGATCTGGTAACTCAAATGACATAGGATACAACATCAACACTCCAATCATGTTTTTTCCAGTCTATTTGCTAGAGGGTACAGTCATTCGAGGTTCGTTGAAAAACCTGTTCTGGTTGCGCCGAGCGTTTCCATTTTCTAACCGCCAGTTAATCCAGCGAAAAGGGTCAGTTTTTATTGCGGTTTCAGCAACAGTATATAACTCTTTCCAAGGCCAGGTAATGATGAAGTTGGGTGAAATATGATATTAAAATATCTTGTCGCAGGACCAACAGATAGCCTTGCAGCAGTTACTGGGGCATTAAAAATCACAGGGCATACGAATGAGCTGGGGCAGCCCCATCAGTGCCGTGTTGACCTTTATAGCAAATCTGGGAAAAAGCTTGTTGCAACCACGATTTCAGATAGTCAAGGGAATTACGAATTCAAAGGACTAGCAGCAAATATAAAGTTCTTCCTTATCACTCATCACCCTTCAAGTCGATTCAACGCAGTCATTCAGGATAATGTGGTGCCGAAATGAGTAAAACTTCAGTCAATGCCCGGCTTGCCATGATTCAAGCCTTTGCAAATTTTATGGATAGCGGTAGCCAAAGTGCTACCGTTATTTTTTATGAAGGCGTGCAGCCTGCCAGTCCTGCAATTGCAGCAGATTCAAACAATGCTTTGGTGACATTGGTATTTTCTGAGCCATGTATTAAAGAAACCACTGCTACTTATGTGGAGTTTCACCCAACTGATACTGCAACCGTGATTAAGTCAGGTACAGCAACATGGGCACGTATTTATAACGGTGCTGGTGAAGTGGCTGCCGATCTGACAGTAGGTATGGATATTGCGCTGGCTAATACTAATTTAGCGCTTGGCGGCACACTTGCAGTCACATCAATAAAACTCAGACCTTAATTTAAAAGGGTGCTCTTGTGGATTTTAAAAATAAGCTCGGCACCGTTGATGCTCACAACCTAAACTTAAACTTTAAGCCTGATAATACTGATAGCCATAACATTATTCTTAATTTCGAGCATCTGGCTGATGGTTCGACTAATCTCAATTTTGGCGATGATGTATCTGCAGTTATTGATACTGTTTTAGAGACTGACTTTAGCTTTGAAGTCACTGCAATTTATGCTGACAGTGGTGCAAATACTGCTGTCATAGATACGGTGCTCGACACTGAATTTAGCTTTGAAGTGGTTGTTGTATTTAGTGAGAATACTGATGTTATTGGCCAGATCGATACGGTTTTAGATACGAGCTTTAGTTTTGAAGTCGAAGCAGTATTTAGTGAAAACCTGTGTACGATTGATACGGTTTTAGATACTGAGTTTCAATTTGAGGTTAAAGCACTATTCGATATCAATCATCTGGTTGGTGTGTCTTATGGTTTTGACATGCGATATCAGAAAGCGATAGCAGCCCTAAGCACCACAGAAATCCCTTGGGCCAAACCGGTATTAAGAGTCTCAAATGAGGCTCTTTTTTATGATCAAGGCTTGGTAGTTTCGAATCAGGTAAATATTCAGTATGAGCAGGCAGGGTCATTAACCCGGGCGATTAGATCGCTACATGAGCAGACAACCGGATTATGTTCTGATGCCTATGTGATCTGGGAAGAAGGTGATAAACGCTTTATTCATCAGCGATATATGCATGAAGAAACCGTCAAGCTGCGTCATAACCGAGAAACAGTCTGGCAGGAAATGATCCGCAGGCGTAAGACTTTTACTTATTCGCATGAAGTAGCTCAGGTCTTTGAGCACCGTTTTTCATTTGAATGGGATAAGGGTCTTGAGATTGTCACCAAGTCAGATTTGCCATGGGATAAAGCCAAAGCGATTCATTATCGCAAGCATCCGGTTTTGCCTTGGCCAAAGCCTGAGTTACCCAAATATGAAGGCAGCACAGATCTAAATTTTATCTGCTTATGTCATGACGTTGATTCACACAATGTTGTTTTAAATTTTGGTGCAGATGACTGTATCCCAGCACTGCCAAAAAGGAACTGGTGGTATATCGTGAATACATTAACAGCCGAGCGATTAGATACCGGCGAGAAGATCAAGGTCATGGATGGCACCTACAGTACCAGTCGGTCGCAATGGTGCTGGACCTATTCCATTACTGTGGCTCATACCGAAAAAGAAAAGTTACAGCCGATTGATGGTCAGCTAGTGATTCTCAAAATCATGATCAATGGTTATGAGCATCATATTCTGCTTGAGGATCCGGAAGAAACCCGACGCTTTGCCAGTGTTTTATATACTTACCCAGGGCGAAGTGTCACAGCTCTAAACTCTGATAAATACGGGCCTTTGCGTTCTTTTATCCAGGATAACGAACGTACTTCTGTTCAACTGGTGCAAGCTGAACTTGATCGAGTAAATAGCGGTACCAGTTTAGACTGGAAACTGATTGATGAATTGGGCTGGATCGTACCGGTTGAAAGCCTGAGCTATGCAGAACTGGCACCCATCGATGCAATCAAACAGGTCGTTGATTCAGGCGGTGGCTTTATCTATAGCCAGAAAGCAGGCAACACCCTGACTATTTTACCCCGGTACCAGAAAGGCTATTGGGATACGATGACCGCGGATGATTACGATATTCTATTGTCTGAAAGCCTGGTCATGCAGCAGAACATCAAAAAGAACGATGAATACATTGCAGACTTTAATTCGATTACTGTAGTGAATAGTCGTAGTGGTGAAAGCTTGAAAGTACAGCAACGTGGTACTTCGGGTGACGTGCCGCTTGAGTCAGTGACGGGTCCATTATTTAACGTAGTGTCAGGTGCCAGTTATGGAAAAAATGCACTGATAAAAGCCAATATTCAGGAACTGCACACTTTCTCTGATATTCCGGTCAGTCAGGAAATTGGCGAAATGCTACCTGGTAAAACCATTGCTTTTAATGGTCAGTGGTGGGGTGTGATTGATTCAGTTTCAGGCAGCTTCTCACATGAAAAGGTGAATGAAACTATTACCGTGGAGCGTATCAGCCGTGAGTAATCCATTATTTGAATTGCGAAAGCTCTTGAATCCGACCCATGCCGAGTACATCGGCACCATCACATCAGTGAAGCATCCAGAATACCGGGTACAGATCGATGGTGGATCTGGTCCAGTGCTTTGCACATCCGGTACAGCTTATAACTTAGGTGCCAGAGTATTCATCTCAAACCAAGTGATCCTAAGGCCGGCACCTACTGGACAGCATTCAGAAATAGAAGTCTAAACTTAACCAAATGACAGCACCTTCGGGTGCTTTTTTATTACCAAAAATAGGGGGGCGTATGCCTGACAGCGAAACGTATGGGGTGCGAGTTGAGAAAAAATTAGATCAACTGCGCTTAGAAATGGGTGAATTAAATAACAACGTCATTCGCTTAACTGAAAGGAATGAATATTACCAGTCACAAGCTGTGGCAAACCGACGGGATATTGATTTGCTTCAGGCGGATATGAACCAGGCTAAAGGAGGGCTCACCTTTGCGAAAGCCCTAGGTGGAACTGCTATTGGGCTACTCATTGCCTTTGGTTCATGGATAGTTCAAGGGAGCACAGCACTTGCTAAAGAAAATGCAGGACTAAATCAAAAATTAGCCATTATCGAATCAAAGCAGATCCGCATGGATACAGACCTGGCAGCAATGCGGAACCAGATTGATCAACAAAAAAACAAACAGTGAAGAGAGATAAGATGAAATTAATTAATGAAAGTGTTTGGAAGTTTGACTCAGTAAAATACGGCGCCTATATGGCGCTTTTTTTATCCTGCGTACATTTAGTTTTGCAGGAAGTGTATAACGCCAATGTCTTGCCTGAACCGTATCAAACGATTGCTTCATTGGGCTTGATGTTCTTGGCGGTGCTGATTGGACGTAAAAAGGCTCAGCCAAATCTATCGCAATCTTTAGGTTTTGCCACTATCACAGCAGGACATAGCAATTCTGATCCTAGTGCAGTGAATGGCAAAATTAAAGAAGCTGATTTGGTGACTAATTTCAGGAATGCGGTTTCTTTTTATTTACGTGAGGCAGGCATTCAGGTCAAAAATGATGGTACCGGATCACAGAATGATCCGCTTTCATCGGCCATCAAATTGATCAAAGGATCTAGTGTTGCGGTTGAATTCCATATGAATGCTGCGACTTCGAGACAAGCGAATGGAGTAGAAACAATTGCCTTGCCAAAAGATAAGAAATTGGCACAGGATCTATCTGCAGCTGTAGCAACTGCATTGGGCAGCCGATTACGTGGCGATAATGGCTGGATTGACCAATCTAAGTCAGCACGTGGCCGCTTGGCATACGTGAATGCTGGCGGTTTGATTGTGGAGCTTGGTTTTATTTCGAATGAAGCTGAGCTTGCAGCATACCAGGCACGTTATTGGATTGCAGCAAAAGCTGTGGCCAAAGTGCTGATTGATTATGAAAAGTGCAATTAAGATTTTACTGCTGTGCAACCCTGGGGTTCACAGCTTTTTTAAAACTTTAATATAATGCTTGGCTTGAAAAATTAATCTTTATTGCATTTAGTGTCTTGGCCTAAAGCACGTAGTCTATCTCGCTCCAAACGCTTTTGAAGTAAATTTTGATTGGCTTTTTCTGTTAATAGCTGAGCTTTCATCAAATGAAGAGTAAGCTTAGAATTGTTAGCATCAGACGGCGTGATAGTTGTTTTAAACAGATAGGTGCCATAAGGTGCTTTACCAAAAAAAATGGCAAGATTTTTTTCCCGATCTAAATTTGCATCAACTAATACATATGAATTCGCAGTTTTTACCTGCTCACATCTTAAATACGCTTGCTTTAAATTCGCATAAGCATCTACATATCCCAATGGAACATCTATTGACCCACCTTTGCCAATTGACTTAGAGATTAATTCACTTTCAGAAGTCGGCAAGATCATTTTTACACAGCCCTGTAATAGGACTAAGGATGCCAATAATCCGAAAGTAGCTGTTTCTTTAATATACTTTGACACTTTTGAGATTTGCATGCTCAACATCTTCAACAATTCGTTTTTTAATTACAATAGAGTCTGGATCGTTTGATTTAAATCTTGAATCCACTTCATATTCAGCAATAAATACTCTTGGCGTGCTGCCTGGAATACGATCAACACCAATCACATAATCTTTATTTTCTTCCAAGGTTATATTTTTAATTTCAGTGAAATAACTATGGTTACCTATTCCGCTAACAAAAACAATGTCATGTTGACCAACCGGTAGTTTTAATTTTGCTTGCGAGTAATCAAATCGAGTCATTGTAGTAGAAGGGCTGATGATTGAATTCTCAACAAATCTTACGCGTTTTCCATCAAAGGTATAAACGGTATATGGGTACGCACTAAGGGAGCCAGAACCCTGAAAAAATGTATAAGGAATAGTTTTTATCGTTGCATATTTTTGCTCTTGGCTAACGAGTTGATTTGTATATGCCGTCAACTTTTCAGAGGTGGGTGCATTCGATGGAGTATTTAAATAACGCGCTTCTTTAGGAATATACAGTGGTAGCATAGAAACAGATTTTTTATCATCTGCAGTTTCTACAACCTGACATCCAGTTAAAAATCCCAATATCCCTAATAGTAAAAAATTTTTTATATTCATTGCCATATATTCAAATCTGATGATAATTTCGTAAATGCAATATACTCATAAAATATTAATATTCAAATAAATTTACTGTATATTCCATATTTTTTTAAACTAACTGGCTGTAATTTAAGTAAAAGTAGCTTTATTTAAGTTTTTTAACGCTGTGCATGCTATCAGGCTGCACAGCGCATTTAATTACAATGAATGTGAACGTGGAGATATGTATTGGGGTGGTTTAAATTAACTGAATGCCTCGTTTTCGACTTTGACCGTATTCCATTCGTGTGCAATTTGAATCTATGTCTAATCCAAAATATTTACGAGCTTTCTCAAATACCCCATTACTGTTTTCTGATTTAACCAGAACCTCATGTGTAGCTCTAGTGGGGTTCTTGTGGTCAGTATAGAAGCGGACTAGGAAATTTTGCATTTGATGACACATCATTGAATAAGAATTATCCTAGACTGAATGGAAATACTGGTCTTGGCAACCATATATTTCCAGATTGCGTCAGTTGCAGATTAACTGGGTTCAAGTTGTGGCCTAAATAGAGTGATTATAAGGAACAGCATGGCGTGATTGTAAAAGCCCTCAAGCGAGAGTCAAATTTGATAGTTCTTTTAGATCAGCCCTAACTTTCACCAATAGTGATTCATTTTTAGCCAAGAGGGTTTTGGCGAAATTGATTAATGCTTCCTTGTTAATATGTGAACTTTCACTCGCATAGGTGTTTGATGCTTTAATAAAGTCATCTAAAGCATTATTTAGTTCATCAAAATTATAATTTAGCTTTTTCAAACTTTTACCAGCTACTAGATTTAGTCTAAAAAAGGTAGTGTTGTGGTGGACATTAGGACGACAACCTAAGCCTAAATAATTAAAAATTATTTGTTCTTTCAGCTCAATAAGAGCGCTTTCACCTTCAATAAGAAGAGCTTTTTTATCTAAATAACCTTGTTGTAACCTCCACGCATCAATTGAGTAAACAACAACCAC